AAAACACTTAAAAAGTTTCGTATTATCATAATAATATAATTTAAAAGATCCTTGACCTGGAGGATTATGACATATGGTGCGTGAAATAATAATATCTCCATGTATTTGGGGTTCTCCACCGGCGTCCGCCAAGAACTCATATATTTGATCAATCGTCAAACTGTTCTTTATATCTTCGAGATATTTTTTTCTTTCGACGTCGTTCATTTTTAATCATCCCAATTAATATCATAATATTCTGTATGTGAAACTTCTGTTGGGACTCGATCATATCCCATATAGCCATGTTCTTTAGAATCATTACCTTTTAAATATTCTTTTACATTATTGAGTTTTTCAAAAACTAATGGTTTATGATCTTGAAAATGAATCACCCATCTTTCATTAAAAAGAGGAAAATCCTTCTCATTATGTTTTACTAAGTTCATATTTATTTCTCCCTTTTCGCGCTTTTATTTCTTTTAATCTTTTGCATCCTTTACCTCCACAATTAGTTTTATTGTTACAACACCAACAATTATCACTATCCCACCAATACCAATGTGGAGGAGAGGGTTTAGGTTTACGAAATTTTTTCTTCATTTATAAAATTTCCATCTAAATCATAATAATTGGATATAATTTTATCAACTCTTAATTTACATTCTGAAGGATTTATGCCTTTTAAATGCTTCCACTTACCATCTCCAGCTATTTGTTCTTTTATATAATCTCCAGCTTCTTTTGGTGTATCTTTATAAAAACAAAGTTGATTTTTTTTATCATAAATTAAATTAAAAAGCATGATTCATTCCTTTTCTGTTATTACATTAATTTGATAATCTTCCATTTCAATTAATTCATAATTATAAGCAGTTGCAAATAAAGGATTAATTCTACAAATACCTAATTCTGCTTTGCACCATAAAAGAATATGATTATATCTACCTCGTCTATTTTTATAAATAGATATTTTTAAATTAGGCATTTCAATACCTTTTTCTGCTGTAAGTTTACTAATAACTTCTCTATCACTATCATTAAGCTGCAACATAATACTTCCAGCGTCGATTTTATCGGCAATAGCTTTAGCACCTCTTAAAAGATTCTGATCATATACTGTAGCATTTTGATATTCTCCATTTAACTGAGTACTACTCATAATAAAAATTCCATATTCAGTAGCAAGATCTTTAAGTCGTACACTAATCATAAAAAGCACATTATCTTCTCTTAATCCTTTAACAGAAGCACGAGATGATACTTCAGAAAGAATTTTCATACTTGAGTGGATATAATCTAAAAAGAAATAACGTACATTATATTTTCTAACTGAAAGTTTAACAACATTTTCAATATCTTTTAATGAAAAATCATGCAATTGTTTAAGATAAAGCGGGCACCGCTTAATAACTTTCTGAGCGTAGACTACTCTATCAATTTCACCTGGATCATATCTGTTTGTTAAAATATGATCTTCTGGAACACCTGAGAGAAAAGCCCACATCATTGTTTGTACTTCACTGAATATTTGTTCTGTCATTACATAAATTGAAGGCTCTTTAGTTCCATTTGATACCCATTTACCTTGTGTAGTATCATAAATCTCATCACAGGCTATATTACAGCAATCTGCGACCATAGCACGCGATTTACCTACATTAGTTGCAGCTGAACGTAGATAAAATTTTCCCAACCTGGCGCCGCGAAATATTGTATTAATTAAATTACCATAAAGAGGATAACCAATATCGGGAGTGGTTTGTAATTCTTGCCATAATTCATCACTACCTTCTCCTGCTTGAATAATATCTTCTTCGGTAGCATCAACATATTTAAGTTTTACATCTTCAATTTTATCGTTAATTAAATTAGCTATATCTTCTTCTGTATGATTATCAAGCCAATCTTCTTGCGCCTGTTTCTTTTTTTGATCGAAGATATTGTCTATATCATAAAGCCAAGAAAGATCCATACCAGCCTTTTCATTATACATACGAAGAAGAGTCATTTTCTTCATTCGATGATAATAATAATTAAAAGCTGCTAACTGACTATTTTCACTTACTTTTTCAAGATATTCCGCACCTTTGTTAGCTTTATATATAGCTAATTTTTTTGGTCGTTGTTCAAGATAGTCTTCTATATTAGCAGGAGTAATTTGTTTTGCTCCGAGCTGATGAAGATTATATATGCTACCAAATATAACTTGATGAAATTCTTCTGTAAAATCGTCCAAAGTAAATGAATATTGATCGTTATCTAATATAGAAGGATTTTGATAAACGCATCCAATTACTTGAATCAATGATGGAATGTCTACATATCGTGTTTTACTCATTCAATTTCTTGCCTTCCTTCTACTTTATTATTACAATCAGGGCAGTTAGACTAAGCAACAAATACAATAGATTGCTGTTCCATTTGTAAATCTTTATTAGTCATTTCAAATTCACAACCACAAGAGGTACAAATAAAATAATACTTTACTTCTTTTTGTACACCATGTTTAATAATTCTTTTCATTATTAATTAATCTCTTTTCTTAATATTTCAATTGCTTCATCTAATGCTTCTCTTTCTTTTTTCGTTGTTCTATTAAAACTATTAAAAACTAATCCTTGTAATATATCTATAATCTATTCTATCGTCATTTTTGGATATGAATTAGCTGATATTTCCATAATTTTCATCATTAATTATCCTCCAAATCTAATAAATGCGGCGGTCGCTCCCATGCTCGTGGGGACTGGATATTAAAATATACTGGTTTCCGCATTATTTTTGTTTGTCTATTCTTCTCTTGTGCTTTATAAATATCTTGATAATATTTACGACATTTATCATAAATAAACGGAATAATTCCAATACCTCCATGGCCCTCTTCTTTATCACCATGATTAATGTTATAAAACCAATGTAAACATCCTGTCATTCCACTCCATGTATAACCATATTTTAATATATATTCTTCAGCTTGACTATTAATTAACATATAATTATAATCTGGTCCATAAATAGATTTTATTATTTGATAAAATCTATCTTTTTCAATTTGCTCTTTTGTTTTTTCGTCAGTTACATCTTTTTCTGAACAATTTTCATGTGCATATCTACGACCGTTTATTTTTATAAAAGGTATTTTATCTCTGTCAAAACTTTTTCCACAATAAAAACATTTTACTATATGAGACATATATTTTTCTTCCTTTTTATATATATTATAATTATAACATAAAAAATAAAAAAAATCAAGGAGGGTATTAACCCTCCTCTTTATTTAATAATTCTTTTAAATCAAAAACAATAAGTGAAATCTGTTCTGCTTGATCTCTTGTTGCATTTGATACTTTTTTATTTTTACCAAGATATTTATCTGTAATTTCAGTAATTCTAGGTGCATAATATTCCATTTTTTCTCTTGGAATTGTTTGAATTAATTGTGAAAATTCTTCAATTAAAGCATCAAAATCAAGATTAATTTTATTAATTTCAGTATTTCTTTCCTCCGTAATAAATTCTTTACCAGTATTTCTAGCTTCTTCATCAATAGCATTGTTTAGTGCTTCGACAAGAGCCTGATAAGAAAATTCTACTTCGGGAACCATATATTTAAATCTTGATCCACAATCAATTGTATTATCAAGAGAACGAAGAGTTAAAACTCTTTTTGGCGTACCTTCTCTTACTACGCTATGAGCATAACAATAAATATCTACCATATCTTTAATAATCAGATTATAACTATTTCCAAGAGTAGGAATAATCTGATTATATTCTGTTCCATCTTCTCTTTTAAAAGTTTTATCTTTATCATGAGAGATAAAAAGAACTGCATAGCCAAGCTGTGTAACGGATCTAAAAGTGTCTTCAAGTTCTCTTTTTACTCGTGACCAACCTTGACCATATGGAATTTGGTTTAATGTATCTACTCCCGCTTGAGAAATAATGTATTTTTCACAGGCGGCAGCTGCAATATCAATTGTGTCTACAATAATAGAATGAAACATTTCTTTTACATCTGGTTTTTTAAGATCTCTAAGAACCATTTTCATTTCTGCCCAGGTTGTTACGTCTTGAGCGTAAACATTTGGAAGAGCATTATATCCTCGCTAAAAAGCTAATATTAATGCGCCGGGCATTTGTGAACCAAATGTAGTTTTTCCAATTTTTCCAGGCCCGTAAATGTATGTAATATATCCACTAAGATCTCTACTAACCTTATGTGGTTTTAAATTTGCTAAACTAATTGTTCCCATTTTTTATATATCTCCTATTTTCTTATTTTCATACTTATAGGTTTAAAGGAGAGATTAAAATCTCTCCTTTTTTAAAAATTAAATCCACCCGCAGGAACTGTTGCATTTGAAACTGGAGTAGAAGATTTTGTAGTTGTTACAGCGTTCCCTCTATTTTCATAATATTCTTTCGCTCTTGTTTTTACTTCTTCAAGATATACATTTCTATCTGCAATTGCTTTAGAAAGTTCTTCCGCTGTGATAGTATCTTCTTCACCAAAAACATATGTTTCAGGTTTTGCTCCTGTGACAACCCACTCTCTTTGATGTCTTTCAGATACATCTACAGAAGGTTCTCCAAATGCGCTCTCTACTGTTTTTTCAACTTTTACTGTTGTACTTACAATTTCTCCCCAAACCTGAGTATAAATAGGATTATTAGAAGAAGCATCAAGACCCATAAAATAATCAATAGCACCCTGTGATCTTGCAATCAAAGTAAAAGGAAGAATATCGTTTTTAAAATTAAAAATCGCACAATTAATTTTTGCGTAATCTTCTGAAACATTATTTTCTTCATTTGCTTCAACAAGAGTTACACCAGTAATAACTGTATCAAAAGTAAATTTCTGTCTATTAGGACCTTCTTTTACTAAATCTGTTACAATAGAAACAAAACCTCCCTCATTTCTTTGCTGAGAAACAAGCTGATCTCCGCCCTGAGGATAAAAATCATTTAATGCTGCGGAAGGGGTAAGACGAACCTTTAAGGCAGCATCTTTTCCATCATTAACCCATGTCTTTCCTTCCATGATTTTCTTTAAATTTGTATAGGTTACATTCTGTTTATTCTGTCTAGTAGTTTCAGTAACATATGTATAATGTACTGTAAGGACATTTAATCCTGCCTCATCTGTTGCTACACTAACAGATCCATTAATAAATTCTTTTCCATAATTTTCTGATTGCTGATTCTGTACTGTTCTTAAAGTTAGATCATGTTCATATACTCTACCTTCAATTGTTTCCTGATTTACATTACGTCTCATATTATTTTTTTCTCCTTAAAATTAATTTAAATTTCTAACTTATATTATTATTATAACATAAATTTTTAAATATGTCAATCTTTTCCTGTATAAATAATTAAATCATCGGCATATGGTAAAGATTCAATCCAATTACAATACTGATGCCATTCTGATAATTTATGATGTTTACGTTGAAAATATTGATTTCGTAAAACTGCATAATTCATAGTTACAGTACGAGTTTGAAGCCATCCATTTGGCAACCAACGAATTAATTCTTTCCAATATCTTTTATCTTTTGTTTCTAAATATTTTAATCTTAATGTTTCGAGATGATTAATTAATTCTTTAGCCATATCATCAACAAAATATCCAAATACACTATCCTCAGTACTTGTTTCAGATAATATTAAAGAATTAACATAATCATCTTTTTCAAAACATTCAAGAGTGATAGGAGTTGAGGTTAATTTATGCATAGTAGATGTACTATTTGCTACGGTACCGACCTTGTATGTATCAAACTACTTATACCAATATAATGGTGCAGTTATATCGACAGAAACATTAATTTGTCTAAGAAATTTACTATCTGAAGTACCAGCTTTAATCATTCGATGAGCAAGATCGAGATCCTTTGGCCCAATAAAAGCATATTCAATACATTCAGTATATCCTTTTGTAATTTTTAAAACTCCATTTTTAATAAGCCAATCGGCATATTTTTCTTGTGCTTCATAATATTTATCATATTCTTCTTCATAATTATATTTTTCATTTGCATCTATATAAGCAGCAGCAATTTCCCAATCTTTATCACAATCAGATGTAGGATCAATTCCAAAAGCACTATCTGATTTATTCCAACTCTCAAGTGGGTTTCTAAGTCCACGAAAAGCTCCCTAAAAATTACTGACATATGTATTTTCAAACTTCATTATTTATTACCTTTCGTTATATTCATACCTATTTTATTGGATTGATACATTTCAATCCAAAAACGTTCTTTTTCATTTAATTTATCACGAGAACACTCTTCTAAAACTTCAAAAGTAAAATTCCAAACACCATATTCTTGCATATTATTATATAATTTATTAGTAGGTGATGCATCTATACCTAATCCACATTTTATATGCTGTTTAAAACGGTCTGCTATATTAACACTTTGTCCAATATATATCTATCCTGTGAGTTTATTGGTTATTTTATAAATTCCACATACTGTTTTTGAACCAAGAACTCGATTACAAAGATCAGAAGTTGGTTTTAAAATATATGTTGACCAAATTATTTTAGAAACAATAGTAGGATCATAAAGTCTGTCTTTCCATTCCATAAGCTTTGAAATATCAGCTATTTGTTTATCTGTTAATCTTATTTTATAAAAAGACCACTTTTCTTCCTCTTCTTGTTCTCTTAGGCGGGCTGCGATTGCAGCTTGATATATATTTTTAATCTAGGTTAATTGATTTTCAACCTATTCTTGCTATTTTTTTATCTAATTTATTTTATTAAAAAATTCTTTTTCTTTTGTTTTATAACACTAATCTAATGTGCTACAATATTGTTCAAAAGATTTATTTGTTTGCTATTTTAAATTCTTATAATGTTCATTTAAATTATCTTTTTCTTCTTTTAGATTATTATTTATTATCTATCTTTGTTTTAATGAATCTATTATCTATTGTTTTATTTTTGCTAAAAGAGCCTAATTGTTTTTATATTCTATTTTTAATAAACCAAGTTTTTGTAAAATTTTGTTATTTTCGTCAATTCGCTAAATTTTTATTTTATTAGCTTTGTAAAATAGAATAAAACTAATTAATAATAAAATAGAACTAATAATTAATATTAATAACATATTTTTCCTTATAAATTAAACGGGTTAAGTTTTTACTTAACCCGTTTAATTGTTTTAAAAAATTATTCTGCTTCTACCTCGAAGGCGCGGCCAGCATCGGTTAATTTAATAAATTTAACAGTTTCATGCTTAACCTTTCCATCCTCGGTTTCAGTTTCAATTTCTCCTTCGACACGCTCCATCAGAGGAACTACAACCTTTTCGTCTCCCTGCTCTTCACGATGTCTCTGAAAAGCTGCTGTAATAATACCATTTACCTGTCTTGGATCCAAATCAAGTGCAGCTGCAATATCCTTTGCAGTAATATTTTCATCCTCATGTGCCTTTACATACTCATAAACTTTTACGGAATTTTCCTTCATCTTTGCCATAATGTTACTATTTCTCCTTTAAAATTTTTTTATTTAATTTTTTTATTTGAAGATGATTTATCTTTTTCATCTTTATATATATTATATTAAAATTTTTATAAAAAGTCAATTATTTTCAAGTATTTTTATAACGGTATCGTTTAATTCTAAACCTTCTTTGAGTGAGAGACTTTCCATAATGATTTCAATTCTATTTATAGCCGATTTAACACTTTTGTCCTCAAAAGAACCTTTTTCAATAATTTTTTCAAGCTATGCGATTTCTTGAGCTAGTTTTTTTAATTCTTCTTTACTTTTCATATGATTATTATACTAAAAATTTTTATAGTTTTCAAGTTGCTGAAGCAAGATAATTAGGTTCAATACTTTCATTAGGGGGAGTTACCAAAGTTAAAAATTCTTCTTCATTAATAATTGGAACGTGCATTTTTATTGCTGTTAAATTCTTAGCAGTTTGACTAGATGTATCGTTATTAATTAAATATGATGTTTTAGATGTTACTGAACCTGTTACCTTTCCGCCTTTAGATTCGATAAAAGCTTTAAGTTCATCTCTATTTTTCCAGTTTTTAATTTTCCCAGTAATACAAAAGGTTTTATCTTTTAATACGGCATCGTTTAAAACAGGAGTTTCCGCAATTTCATTGATGTATTTATCAAAAATTTTATCAGCCTCGGTATAATCATAATTGAGCAGGGTATCAATCATCACCTCACCGATTCCCGCAATTTGATATAATTTTTCATCTTTTTTTTCTATTGCTTTTCTAAAGGTTTTATAATCTTTAAAATTATTCATTAATGCTTTTGAAGCTACTTTTCCAATAAGAGGAATTCCTAAAGCACAAATATACTTATCTGTAGTACATTTACAAGATTCGTCAATTGCATCAATAATCTTAAACACTGAAGCTTTACCAAAACCCTCTTGATCCATCCATTCCATTTGATGTCTACGTAGTCTAAAAATATCTTCTATTGATTCTATCCATCCCCAATTAATTAATTTTTCTAAAGTTTTTTTAGAAAGTCCCTTTATATCGAGCCCTTTTTTCCCACAAAAATGATCTAAACGATTAATTAATTTCCCTTCACAATTAGGATTGTCACAATAAGCTCTCGTTATACCATTTTCTTCTTTAAAATAAATATCTCCACCACAAATAGGACAATGTTCTGGAGCATCATTCGCAGAAACTCCACCATTAGCAATAACATAACCGTAATCATATTTTGGTCCTGCTGAATAAATTTGAGGAATTATTTGATTTGCTTTATAAATTTCTAGTGGCTCTCCTACATATGCACAATCTCCTAAAGTTTCTTTCATAATACTCACATTATGTAAAGATGCACGAGATACTTCTGTACCATCAATTTCAACAGGATCAAAAATTGCTACAGGAGTTAAAACTCCTGTTCTACCCATAGTCCAAGTAATATAACGAAGCCGAGTAGAGTATGTTTCATCATAAAATTTAAACGCTAATCCTCCTTTAAAATGATGGTCGGTACGGCCAGCATCATTATATTCTTCAATATTATCATATTTAAAAACAACACCATCAATAGGGTAAGAAGAGTAATTTGATCTGTCTTTAATAATTCCTACTACTTCAATTAATTCTGTACCTTTATCAATAAATGTAGGAACCGTATAAAAACCTTGAGTAATTGCCCAAGCTAAATTCTAAGAAAGATATTTATGCGGGCCACCTTTTACTATATCCCAAACTATGAAAGTAAGATGACGTTTATGACACTCTTCAGAATCGAGTAATCTTATACTACCACTTGCAAAATTTCTAGGGTTTTTATAATTTTCTTTGAAATTTTCAAAATTTTTATATGTACAAATAATTTCTCCATCTATAATTATTTCTTCTTGAGTATAAATAATTTTAGGAATAGATGGAATTACCATAGCATTATGAGTAATATCTTCACCAATAATACCATTACCTCTAGTTTCAGCAGAGACTAATTTACCATTAATATATTTTAAAGAACAAGTTAGACCATCCATTTTTGCCATAGCTATCCAATCATGTTCTTTAAGAAAAGATTCTACTACAGTTAAATCTTTTGTTTTATCAAGAGAAAGCATAGGATGATTATGTTCTACTTTTTTTAATTCTGATACTACTTCAAAAGGTATAGAGTGAGTAGGAGAA